TGATGAAAAAATATGGTGATAGCATTAGTTCCGCTAGCTTAATTGCCAAAGGCAATAGCTTTGCACAATTAAGTGAAGATGTAGATTCTTTAGCCTCAAAATTAGAGCGTGCAGATAAAAACGCTAGCTGGTTTGATCGATTAGTAGATAGTTTTAAAATTGCTTTAGGTGGTGGACTTAAACAAGATTTTGCAAATAGTGTTGCGGAAAATCTTGCAAAACAATTGCAGATGATTCCAGAAGGCCCACTAAAGAAAGAAATTGAAGATAAGATAAAGCAAATAACTGGTGCAAGTTCTGTTGCTGAAGGAAGTTTAAAAGCTGCATTTGAGGCTACGGGTAATGAGCAGATAGTAGATGTAGCCAGACGCGCAAACGAAGCACTAAAGGCAAATGCCCTTAGAGCTAAAAGTACAAGCGCTGCTCTTAAAACATTAGAAGAATCAGTTAAAAACGCAGACGATAGATTCTTAGAGCTTGGACAAACGTTAAATAACACAGATCCAGTTAGTAAGTTTGGCAAAGCATTATACGATGTAGGTATAGATATTGCAAGAGCTTTTCAGGGTGCAGAAACCGCAATAGGTGCACTAGACGAATTATTGAAAAAACCTAGAGTATTAGAGTTATTGGCTCCAGATTCGCAAAAAGAGCTTCAAAATATAAGAACTGTAATGGAAAGTCTATCTAAGCAAACAGATAGCTATGCCCAACAAGTAGCCGAAGTACAAACAAATCTACAAGCCTTAGCAAATATTGATTTAACGGGTGCAACAGAACAAACTGTTAGAAATATTAGCGAAGAAAAAGCAAGACTATCGCAAAAATTAAGTACATTAACAGTTGTATTGGATGCAAGCAAGCTAAACTTAGATAGTTTGCAAAAACAATTAAATAATATTATTACTAGTGCACTTGTAAAAGGCTATACACTAATAGAGCGTGCCGCTACAATAGCTCAACAGCAGGCAGCGCTTAGTATTAGTAAAAATTTATTACAAGGTTTAAGCGGCCCAGGAGTAACCAAAGCTCTTACCGATTTAAATATAAAAGAAATAGATTTACAAATCCAACAGAATAATATTCTTACAGATTTAAATAATACAATGCTCCGAGCTAATGCATTAAAAGAGCGTGAATTAGCTGAAAAAGGCATTAGTGATATACGAGAAAAAGCGGTAAAAGAGTCAAGAGCTTTAACTACAGCAGAAGAGTCTCAAATACGACAATTCGAAGGCACTATTCGCGGAGTTGATATTGTAAGTGGTGCTATAGAAACAAGAAAAGCTATCTCGGCTAAACAGATAAAACAGATGGGAGCCGAATCTCCTACAGCTGCTGCTATAGCCGGGCAATATGCTGCAAGCACTGCCGGTGCTCGCTCACAACAAGCAGCACTAGAAGCTAAAAAGCAAATAGAACGAGATAATGCTAGACTGGGCTCTGCAGTTGAATTTAGAAATGAAAGTCTAAAAATTGAACAGTCTCGTGCTAGATTAATAGAGCTTGATAAGCAGTTAACAGATTTAAATCTTCAGCTTTATGAATATTTATCCGATCAACAACTAAAAGCAAAACAAACCGCAGAAAGTGCAAAACAACAGCAGGAACAGCTATTAGCTAGACGCACAATTGAAGATGAAATTTCTGGTATTCAAGATCGCATTGCAGTAGCAAGAGACCGCAATGATGCAAAACAACTAGAAATGTTATATAACTTAAAAGAGGTTAAAGAAGGTCAATTAGGTCAGTTAGATAGACAGCAAGTAAAAGAAAAACAGATTTTATCAGTTCAACAAGCTCAAGCTGCCATGAATAATGAAATAGCTAGAGCAAACAAATTGCTTGAACAAAGGTTTACCTTAGATCAACAATTAAAACAAATTGAAGCAGATAGATTAAGCAATGAACTAGAGCTATTAGGTATTAGGAAAGATATCGAGCTATTAACTCCTCAGCAAGTTGCTGATCAGGAAAAATTAATAAAATTAGATCAATTACTCAATCAGACACAGAGTGAAACGGCTAAGGCAGCTTTTGATCGTTCTAGAAAATTAAACGAACTAGATATAAAAGAGCGCGAAGCTAAAAAAGATACTGCTACATATAGTGCAGAATTTTGGGCAAATGAGCGTAAATTTGTTGATGATTTTTATACTAATGAATTAAATAAAATTAATCAAAATAATGATGCTAAGAAAACTGCTATAGATTTACAGTATAGTATGACAGAACGTATGAAAACATACGATCAAACTTTCCAAGATGCTTTTAAAGGCATGGCTGATGCTATAGTAGAATTTACAAAAACTGGTAAATTAAACTTTAATAGTTTAATTGAGAGCATGATAGCTGGATTGATTAAGTATGAAATGCAGCTACAAGCCATGGAAATGTATAAGGCCGCTAGACCTGGCATAATGGGATTCTTAGGATCATTCCTTTCAGGATTCTCTAAATCTGGAGGTCGTGGTATGGATTTCCGTGATGTAGGATCATTTACTTCCGATGCTTTTGTATTGCCCGGTAGCTTTGCCAAAGGTGGTGCATTTGAAAGTGGAGTGCAAAAGTTTGCTAAGGGGGGAATGTTTACTAACAGTGTTGTAACTCAACCCACCTTATTCAAATTTGCACAAGGTGCTGGTTTAATGGGTGAAGCAGGTCCTGAAGCTATTATGCCCCTAAAGCGTGATAATCAAGGCAACCTAGGTGTTCGTACTAGTCAACAACAGCCTAAAGTTGACGTAGTTGTTAATAACTACAGCAATGCTCAGGCAGAAACTAGGGAAACTGTTGATAGTCGCGGCAATCGTAAGATTGAAGTAATTGTTGGAGAGATGGTTGCAGGCGAAGTATCTAGAAATAATAGTCCTATGCAACAAGCCATAAGATCAAACTTTAATTCTAGAACAGCTACAATTAGGAGATAATATGGCAATACCTATTTGGCCAACAACATTACCACAGTCACCACAAAAAGGTTTTACAGAATCCATTGGGGCGAATATAATTCGCAGCCCAATGGATGCTGGGCCTGCAAAAATGCGGTATCGTGGAAAATCGCCTAATCAAATGAATCTTAGCTTTATCATGACCACTGCACAAGTGGACACACTAGAGACATTTGTTAATGATACCCTAAAGGGAGTAAAACGATTTAGTTTTAAACACCCTAGATATGCTGGACAACAAAACCAACCTACGGTAGAAGTTAGAATTGTTCCACAAAATGGTGGTCAAAGTTACCAGCTACAGTATATGGCACCAGGATATTGGACAGTAACTACACAGTTTGAAATATTACCATGAGTAGATTAAGTACCCTTAGTCCACAAGCAATTAAGGCTATGTTTTCATCTGAAACGGATGAGCAACTAATAACCTTAATAACTTTAGAAGATCCGGAAAATTTAAATCAGCCTATTAGATTAGCAAATGGATTTACAGGCAGATTAACAAATTTAACAACAGATGATGAAGTTGTATACGGCGTAACTAGTCGTGGAAATGACTATATATTTTTACCACTAGATATAGGTTTGCCAAATGATGACGATGCAGGCCTTGGTGATTGTACACTTACCCTAAATTATGTAACTTCACAAGCTATAGAATTAGTAAGATCTCACCTATTTACATCAACACCGGTAATTATTGAACTAGTTTTAGGCAGTACTCCTAATTATGTAGAAGCTAGTTTTACGGGATTTTATGCAGTAAATGCAACTTATAATTCTCAAAGCATTACCTTAAATTTGAGTCCTATTAATTATAACCGCGAACCTTTTCCTTGTTATAATTTTACTCCTAACTATTTTCCAGGAATGTTCTGATGCAATACGATAAATACCTTGGCTTACCTTATAAAGATAATGGCAGAACAGCAGAAGGCCTAGACTGCTGGGGATTGGCACGTCTATACTATAAAGAAGAGCTAGGTATTGAGCTACCCAGTTATACTGATAACTATTTGGGTGCGTTTGACCCGACAGTTAACAGCTTAATAAAAGAAAATTTAGATAACTGGGAAAAAGTCGCCACACCCAATGTTGGCGACATTTGCTTATTTAATATTTATGGTGAACCCAATCACGTAGGTGTTTATGTAGGCGATAATAAGTTCTTGCATAGCCGTGAGGGCAAAGATACCGTAATTGAGTCACTATTTAGCCCACAGTGGTCAAAGCGTTTTGTGGGCTTTTACAAGTACACTACTCAAAGCGTGGAAGTGGTAGGAGCACCACATCCACTCAAAACAGCTGTTGTTCATGAGTGGACAGTAGCTGGCACTACCGTAGCTGATTTTGTAAGTTTTATTAATAAAAAGTATGCGGTCTCAGAGCGACTAACTAGTAAATTAGTTGTAATGATTGACGGAGTAGTAATCCCTAAGACAGAATGGGATACTACCGTACTGCAAGCAAATCAGAAAATTGCATATAAAGCAGTGCCACAAGGTGGTAATGCTTTCAGAATGCTATTAACGCTAGCAGTAGTAATAGTTGCCCCACAGTTAGCAGGTATGGCGGAATTTGCAGCAATGCCATATGTAGGAAGCACGTTTGCTTCCGCAGCTGTATATTATACTGCCTATGCAGCGTCTTATGTAGTAGGCAT